CAGCCTCGTATACCTTTTTAGCATCCGTATATCCAATACCTATGTCGATACCCCTGCGTCTCATGTCTTTTGTCACGCGGCGAGCGACTAGATAGTTGTTAAATGATCTGTAATCTGCTTTTTTTCTGACTTCACGGAAAATAGGAACTGCTCCCTCACCTGTTACCTTTGTATGGTCATTAAAATCGAAGGTATGTTCGCCTAAAAATTGTACGACTTTGCCAACTGCGCCTTTATTTACCCTGGCATAGACATAGATGTTCGCATCGCTTATGGCATCTTCCACCTGCGACATTTTTATCCCTAGCGTATCCGCAACTAGCCGTTTGAATACAATCAGGTCGTCATCTATGAACTTCACTAAACTATCGATCTTGTGAGACTTTGCTACCCAGTCCAATACCTTATCGGTTTTTCCATCAACGTCATACGCTATATGTGATTCTACTCTGGATTCCGGCGTGCCTTGCAGATATCTACGGTAATATTCCCTTGCCATTAGCAGAGCCTCTTTTGCCTCAGGAAACATTACATCCAGGTCTTTTTCAAACTTCTCATAAAATTTAGGAGCGAGTTTTTTTGCGCTGTCTGGATTGGTAACATAGAGACGTGTAAATTCAGCGAAACCTTCCAGGGTATAAGGTTCATAAGGCGCTAAAGGTTTAAGCTCGCCTAGATATGGCATTAACGTTCGTTCAACCTTGGCTCGCTGTTCTTTAGCTGTAAGTGCATCACCGCTATAGAGTGTTGTATGTAAATTATGCCCAATTTCGTGCGCTGCCGTTTCAACGTCATTATCATTTAATAGACGAGTAACTTTTGCCCACATTTTATGTATGCCGCTAGCACGCTGTTTGAATTTGCGTAGGCGTATGGGGTCATTAAATGCTTTGCGAAAGAGCTTTATGATGTCGCTTTTCTTGGCTGCTTGTTCTGTACCTGCGACTGGCTGCAGTGGAACCGTTTCGGCTAATTGAGGCTGTGTGCGCTGTTTAGGCAGTGATTTGTCGATAGGAGAGCCTAAAGGCACTTCTACTTTAGATTTCTCTTTCTTGGCCTTAAGATCTTTAAGATCGCGTCTTAATCGCTGGCCATAAAGTTTTTCATCGTTGCGACCCTTTATCATATTACGGATAGACTCATTCCTTGAGCCGAGCGATAAAAGATAATCGGTTTTGTCCTGTTCGTATTTTCTTTTTGCCGCGTTATAACGACCTTTAGAATCTTCACTGTTAACCACTATCGCTTCATAGCTTGATGTGGACGGCTTTTTTAATGCTTTATACTTGGCACGATCTTCTTCGATACGCCTTGTCAGATCCTTAACGAATGCGTCACTTTCTTTTATCTTCTGCATGAGGTGAGATATCTTTTCTGGAACGGTAACGGGAGTAGGTTTGCGGACATAGCCAGATGACTTTGATTCGGTCTTAACGGGTACAGATGGCTTGACCTCAACCTTTTTGGGAGTGGATGGCTTAATTAATTTTAATTGTAATGTATTTAACTTCTCTTGCTCTTCTTTTAATATAATTTTATTATGTTCAATTTTCTCAGGCAACATTTTAGAAATTTGTCTTTCATAATCTATTTTATAGGCAAATGACAGTCCTTTTTTATTTATTGATATTTTTAATAGCTTTATTTTGTTTTCTGCTGTTTCTATAGACTTTTCAATTTGTTTTATCTTATATTTTTGGCTTTCTATTTTTTTTTGCAGATCTTGTGTAGTCACCTCAGACGGCTTGACCTCAGGCTTGACTTTTGCTTCAGGTGGCAATTCACCTGATAATTTTGTCAGCATTTTGATGGCATCTGTTGCATCTTTCTGCCTAAGAATATCCATAGAAGATGCTTTTTGATGTCCACCTGATTTAATAATCGCTGTTGTTATATCGAAATTCATATCTTCATATTTAGATAACAACGCTTCGGCCATTTCTTTTGTTTTAATTAACTTCTTAGCCAATTCTTCATTTTTCCATATTCCAGGTTCTTTTAATCCCTCTTGAATGTCTTTTGGAATCAAAACCTCTTTAGGCTTCTCAGGCTTGACCTCAACCTTCGGAGGAGCAGTCGGCGTGGTGGGTTTTTTAACTTTATCTAATTGCTTTTTTGTTATCTCTGTTAGAAAACGTAAATTTTCTTTTCCATTATTTAGTTGATTTGAATTAATTTTGTTTTCTTTGTATTTGTTTTCAAGTAGTTGCGCCTGATTTTCAAACGATTTTATTTCGTTAATAAGTTCTTTTTCTGTTTTAGCGTTTGGATATTTTTTAAATAACTGTTTTCTTACAGCAACGAGATGGTCATATTCTTTTAAAACATTTTCAGGAATATCCAGCCCTCGCATAACAGCTTTTACGACTGCGCCTCGATGCTTCTCCTCAGTGTCCATTCTTTGAATATTTAATGTTTTTTTATATTGATCAAGCGTCTGTTCGTATAATTGCAATTTTGGTTTTTCAGTCTCTTTAGGCTTCTCAGGTTCGACGATCTCAGTCTTAGGCTTAGTCGGAGTCACCTCAACAGGTTTAGTCGGTTCTACGGGCTTTTCTGGTGGTTTTACAGCTTCGGGTGGCTTTGGAGGGGCTGTTACCGCCTCAATTGGCTTAGCCGCTTCCTGTTTTGCCACGTATTGCAATTCTTTGATGTCTTCTGGCTTTACGTTATTCCAGTTAACAACTCGATCATATTTTTGCTTAATTCTCTCTTTAGTCTTGTCCCATATGTTTTTGAAAACATTGATTGGATTCTGTTGCTCTTGAGCATATTTTAGATTGGCAAGGATGTTTTCCGCAGATTTGCGCTCTCCCTCAGTGATATCGCCCTTAAGATATGTTTCCAATTTTGCAATCTTGTCTGCGTTCTTTCCTTCTATCTTTGTAAAATCTCTTAGAAATGATTTTCCGAGTGTTTTTTCACTTGTCCCTAAAATCCTAGCAAACGTTTCAGGCTTGCCCATATTGGCAAAGAAATTAAAAATCTGGGCTTCTTCTTGCTCTTGAGGAGATAGCGTTGATTCACCTTCACGTGTAATGCCAGCAAGTTCTTTTAAAAGATCGGATGGCATTTGACCTTGTTTTTCACCAGGTTTAGGCAGTGACCTCATGCCCATTCCCTGTTCCCACATATCCAAAATAGAAATTAGACCGCCCAGTACCATTTCTTTTGGTTTTGTAGCAAAAAAAGAGGCCTGACCATGAGGCATTAGCCCTTGAGATGGCCCCATCTCCGGTTGCTTAAATAAAAAATTGTCTTTTTCAGGGGTAAGTGCTTTCTGTATTTTGCGTGTAGCTTTTGAGATTATTGGTTCTGTTTTTGGCCCATACTGTTTTTGAGCTGGTAAGGATTCCTTTACAACTGGTTTTTGAGATGGCAAATCAGAGAAAAACCCACTGTAGTCATTTTGAGATGCAGTAGGTGTCTGTACTACTGGCTCTTGAGGTAAATCTGCAAAAAAACCGCTGTATTGGTTTGCTGTCACAATTCAAAATCCTTAGACAAGATTTCACCCGCTTTTTTCCTGTCGCCATTGACTGACTTTAAAATCTGATCTCTACGAGACTTATGATTTTCGTTGTTTGGATCAAACTTTACTTTCATGTTTATTATTCCAAGTGCAGTATCTTCTTGATCTTGCAGTGATTTAATTTGTTCTCTGACTAGACTTTCTTCTTGTGGTGTTGCGTTAGAATCTGTTAATGACTTTAACGACTGCTGTAATTGCTTTATTCTGTTGTCGTAAACTTTGCGGATTGATTCCCGATCTAGCCTTTTTTGCTGTTCCGCCATATATGGCGACGACCCAAGTAATGATTTGATCATAACTGGTTTCTGTTCAGGCGGTATATTCATAGCAAGCACGCGAGCGGCTATTTGCATCTTGGGATCGTCTGGAAAGTCATTTAAAAACGACTTGGCGATCGCATCATGTTGCTGTTGGATTTGCTGTGTTTTCAGTTGATTAACCTGTTGTCCAAGCAACTGGGACGCAATCTCACGTCTCTCCGGTGAGATATTCAGCAAAAGTTGATTCATCTTATTTTGTCCGGCAATGGGGTCTTTATCGCTCGCAATCTCTGCTAAAACCTGACTAATGGCACTTTGTTCTCTCCCACCCTCTAAACCACGGCTTATATTGCCGCCTACAGCACGACCCATTTCAAATGGACTTGGCATTGTCATGGTATCACCTGATTTGTCGATTGGGTTGTCGGCGTTGGCTTCTCAAAACCCTTTCTAAAGATGTTCTCTATATCTTTTCCGAATCGATCTCCGCTTAAATATCCGCTCAAACCCTGCATAGCTGCCTTGCCATAACCGATTTGTTCGGGTACACCAGCTCCTTGGCCAAGAATTGATCCTATCGCGCTTACTTGTCTGTTTTGCGCGTTTTGCTGGAAATTCATGAAGTTCTGGTTGAGTAATTGATCTAGATCTATACCAGCCCTGGCAAGCGTATCTTCCATACCTGTTCCTCGCTGTTGGCCGCTGGCAATATAGGATTGCTGGATCTGTGGAGCGATCTGACCCTTGAATATCTGTTTTGCCGGATCTACAAATGATTTCTGAAACGCTGCCTGATCTGAACTAAATAAATTAGCAAACTGCCCATCGCCTTTTAATCCAGCCAGCAATTGGTCGAGAAGTTGCTTTTGCTGTGCTTGAATGGGTGTTTCTTTTTGTCCTCGATCGCCTGTCAACCCAGCCAATAAAGCACCAATTATTGCACCACCTGCACCACCGATTGCTGTTCCAACACCTGGGATAACGCTACCTATTGCCGCGCCCGCTGTAGCTCCCGTTCCTGCGCCACTTAATACATCTGCCATAAAACCTCTAAGTTAACGTACCCCATGTTACCGTCGAACTAGTGTTGTGACTGGTTAACATCTGTACCTTTAGTGTTGTTGTATTTATATTTAAATCGCCATTATTAAGTTGAGAATCATTAACCTGTCCATCAGTTATACGTTGGTAAACGTCAGGCTTTTTGTTAATTGCAACCGCAAGGGTTTTGTACATATCAGATAGAATGTTTATCAACTGCTCATTGGTTATTTTTTCCGTATTGCCTATGTTGTAAATTTCTGCGATCTTTGCCATATTTTATGCCGTAGTTAGCGATCCTCTATCACAATGTATTCTGATCGAAGTTATCCTTAGTTGAGTTGACGCGCTGTTATGCTCTAAAGCAAATGTCAAGAAGTTTGCTTCCTGATTCACCGACACTGTCAGCCACTGATATGGCTCTACAGACGCATTATTGGGCTTAAATTTTGTTTCTCTGGACACACCTGGCATTTGATCTTGAGTGATCGTTACCTTTACCTCATCTGCGTCGCTATTTACGAAAAACTCTACATGGGACACATAGACTTTTCTTCCTTCCTTGCGATATGGATTGAAAGGATTCATCTCTACGTAAAAATAGATTGTCTTAGATATTGATCCGCCAGAGACCCATGGAGATTCATTGCTTGAGTTATAATCAACCGTAACCATATTTGGTGTAAGAGTGCGATCTACAGCGACTACATTGGCTTTTACGCCGTTTATAGTGGTCATCCCTACAACATCTCGAAATGTCACCTCATCGCCAATTTCAAACTGGGCATCATCTACACTGATAACGGCCTGTGCTGCATTAGATATGCCCAAAATAAGACTAAAATAGTCGTCATAGTCTTGATTGAGTTGATATACATAACCATTGTTGTCTCCGGCTAGTGTTTTTTGTGCGCCCAATGTTACGCCAATATCTCCCCATAATTCCTCAGTCGTATCCCAGCGATCCCATGAAGGATCTATTGTGCCGTCAATCTGGTTCCAATTAAGAGCTAAACCCAAATCTGATTGCCCAAACACACTAAATCGCTGATCGTATATCGACCACGTTTGTTCTTCATAGTTATATGACAAAACAAAGTCTTGTGTTTTAGCTGCTAAAGTTTCGTATTTACTTCGAAAAGCAAATAAAAACTGTCCGTTTATTCTGTCGAAACCACCATATGTGAGTCCGATATTTACCTGATCTAACTCATCAACCGTAAAATATGGGAGCTTATCATCGAATCTTAAGGACGTTCGCCCATCTGTGGTGATCAGTCCAGTTTTTCCCAATGACTTCACCTCATTGTTCCACGAAACAGATGAGAAGAAAGCATCATTACCCAGAATAGATGGCGTTTTCCTAAAGAAATAGGGATTAAACACGTCTCTAGTCTTTTCAATCACCCAGTTTGAGCGATTGAATCCCACGGCAATCATGTCTCCCAAAATCGATATACCACTCATATCTTCTGCTGTATCGGCTGGCAACATCCCTGATCCCGGAGCATTAAAACTATCGCCAGTCCCGCTAAGATCTCGAATACCTGAATACAATATAGCTTGGTTTTGCCTAATACCATTGATATAGGGAGCGAAAAAATTAAGTCTTTGTCCGAAACTTAAAGCAAATGTTGGATTAGTTATCGGTCCCCCAGCAAACGCAACAAAATCTGGATTGTCGGCAACATTTGTAAAATCACCTATGTCTGTTCCGTTATAAAACCATATTCCGCTGCAAGGGTTGCCTAAAGAAATTGTATTTGTCATGCCGCGACTAGTAAATATAAAGCGATCTACCCCCGTTTTTGTTGGATATCCTGTCCCTGAAATATATGCCGAGTTGTCCGTTAATCCTATTCCATAATCAAATGTAGCGTTTAAGCCAACAATGCGAGCATTAAAAGGAATTAAATCAAACTTGTTTGTACCCGCATTGTATTTATATAAAAACTTTTTGGTAAAAACAAGCAAATCTTTTGATCCGTCACTTCTAAAGAACTCAAAGATGCCCATTACGCGAGTGCTATCAGTCAATGCCGGAGCCGCTGTGCGGCCTTTTAAACCATTAGCAAACTGATTAAATCCTTTTCTGGATTGCAAGACCTGACGATAGATATATCCGTTTAAAACAGTCTCAAACGAATCTTCAGGGGAAAGATAATTGACACCCGACTTCTGAACGCCTGTATGAAGTCCTGTGATTTCGTAAACTTCCACTTATCCCCCAAAAACAATGAACCAACCCTGCAAAGGATTCGCTATAACTCTTTCTGATGAAGTTTTGTAAATATAAGGTGTTGTAAAACTTATACTTGTGGTTTTTTTAATGTCGGCTAATGTTCTAGGTGGAGCTACCGAAGGATCGGGAGATTCTACTACACAAAACCCAACGGCCTCTGAATAGCCAACAGCATCAGGAACGCTTGCACCTAAAAACAAGTATTTATCAGATGGTAATGGATTAGTAAATTTTGCTGTAAATTTACCCGCAGCTGTACGAACTAAATTTGCATTAGTGATATTGTGTGCATAATATAACGTTTGAACCGCACCAACATATCCCCATAAAGCACATGCGCGAATACCCAACAACTCCATTACACCCGCTGAATATGGAGCAACCTCGCCAGCTACAAGAGTGTTTTTAATATAAGCCATACATTGCTGTACTGCCGCCTGAGATTCTGCTGTTGTCTTATATCGCGAGAAGTACATCAAATCCATTGCCGTAGCTAATGGCGAATTAGTCGCTAGCGTTTTATCGGCATCGTTCGTTGCAACCATCTGCGCATACTTGTGATGGCCATTCTCGTCTACGCCTTCATTGAAAAAATGATCTACCTTGGCTGTTGTGCTGATATATTTCGTGTTTTGATCGCCTGGCGTTTGATTCGCTCGAACAGATATGCCGTTAATCGGCCAAGTGGTATTCCAAGTCATAATTATCCTCGCTTCTTGGCTTTTTTAACGTGTGCAGGGAGTTTTTTGCCCTTTGGTGTTTTCGATTCAAACTCTTTAGCTACCTTCGGGTTGTTTGCCCACAAGTAACCACGTTGCGCTTTTGATTTCATCGGCGACATATTAAAACCTCGGATATGATCTGGATTTTTTGATCTGGTTATGAGTCCTTCCTAACAATAATTTGCGCTCATGAGCAAAATCTGCCTTTAACTGCGCCATTTTCTCGCCATCAAAGCGGTAATCTCTTGCGTAGTTCATCGCCGCGCCATATGCGATATATCTTAGCCAATAGTCAAACGGTATAACCTGATCTTCGTCATCTGACATGGTATCTACGGTTTTATACCCGTACAGGTATACGGAATATGCTGTGTTTGGAATCGTTCTAAATACGAACTGTGTGCCGTAATACAACATCATCGTTGGATAGCCTGGTATCAATATGGTCTCGTTATTAACACCCCAATATTGATAGAAAAACCCAGGATCTTGAACGACCTGTAAACGATTCCACGAAACTGAGCCGCCAACAGGTATTGTTAAGCTTATGAACGCCTCAGATGATAATGATGCGAAGTCAGGAACGGGAGATAGGAGATTGGCCACCTCATAAACTCCCGTTAAATTAGTTTGGTCTATATTAAATGTATAAGAACCAAATTGTTCGAAAAGCCTAACATCTTCGGTCATTGTTAAATTAACGAAGTCGTTAATATATTGTCGCAATGTCGTATCATCTGAATCTGGATCGTTTTCGTTACGTCTCGCAATCGCAAGCCGCATAATCCTTAAAACATCGCTGACAAATCTTGACATACGTTAATCCTTCCTATGCGGATTCCTGACGAACGGTTCTTAATGCAAATCGTGGTTCTTTTGCTACAATTCTAGAATCGACAGTACCATCGGGATTGGTATATCGTTCCCACAATGGAGTGCCTTTAGCTGCTAAATAATCGACAATGTAAATAGGAATGTCATACGTTTGGCCTGGGACTAGTGTCTCTTTATAGTCGATCACATCATCAGACTTATATACAGGTAATGGGTTGAGAGGCTGATCCTTTCTAGCAAAAACTATCCGCTCTTTAGGATGCAACTCAATAGGACATGGTTTAGCTGGGTATCGGCATATCTTGAGCTTCTTATTCATTGCTCTGGCACGTTCGTTGTATCGTGCATAGTCCTCAAGACAGTTCAATGGCATGTCCTCAATACTTACAGGAGCATTATCAATAGCCTTCTGAATCACTTTTTCGATAGGCGCAGGTGAATCATCCGAAAGCTCAACCGAGCAGCCTTCAGGATTTACTTTTTTAGGTCTTGGCATGTTTCCTCTATTTAAACAACTGGGATCTGTTAATTTAGACCCCAGCTGATTGTTAAAATGCGTTATACGAGCAAATCGCCTAAGTCGGTAAACTTTCCGAACTTATAAACTTCGATATTAAATACATCGTTATCTGCCCCCATAACTGCCGTTCCCGCTGTCAATCGATACAAGATTGGATCGTAGACAAAAGGATCTGCATAAACCGGAATCACATGGGTTTCCAAATCAACACGTCCACCTGCTACCCATGCGGTATAGGCTGTCGAGTTGATTGCAATCTCTGTAATTGGGTCTTGTAGTGAAAACTGGTTAGCGGCTACATAAACGATTTTGAATCGCTTATTATTGATTTGATCCATGCCACGAGCTACAGGCATTGAAAAACCAAGATCCGTAATGCGAACCATTTGGCCTGTTAAAAACCCATGTGCGGCTGTTGTAGTAACCACGCAAGGATTTGCTTGGGACACGCCAGCGATCAACGCATGACTTGAAGGCGATCCCCCAGAGGTATCAGCAACGGTAAATCCGTTAGTTGCTTCATCTTTAAAGTTGAATGAAGCCCCTGCCGCTGAATCTATAACTTGGTGCTGATAGGCATGAGCCGCCGTTGTTTGATTTCTCCACCAAATTGACGTTGGTAATCCACCTGCGGTTGCTTTCCAAACGGTTAGATTGTTAAAAACAACCTTATCCGGCTGGAATCCGAAGGTAAAAGTATGAGCCGTACCAGCAGAGATGAATTGAAACACCTCAGTACAGGTTTGGCCTAAAAATAGGTCTGCCATAATCAATCTCCTTAAGCTAGCGCTTTAGTTGAAAGCAGTGTTACGATGTGCGAATCATCCAAGATCGCTGCGTTGAACCAGGCGGTGAAGCCCATAGATTGAAAACGGTTCAAGTAATCGTTAAATCCAAGAGGCTTCAGAATCATCTCCGTTGAGACTTGATCCAAACCAACATATCCATAAGCGTTTGCTCCAATGAATGTATTGCTATAGACCGGAGCCGCTGCCGTCGTAGATTTAACAAGAGTAGAAACAACCCAACGAGCCTCATCAGTTGCTCCGAACTCGGCTTGCAATACAGCATCTTGCGATCCATATTGTGAGGTCGGTACGAACGCATCCAATGCGCGGATATCGGGTTTCAGCTTAACGTGCGCAGTAACCCAAAATGCTGGTTCAACTGGTCCTGTACCGAAACGATTGGTTCCTTCGATGGTCGGAGCCATTTTCATGGTGTCGTTCTCATCGAGGTACATAATCGCGCGGTTAACGTCGATTTGCGTTAATTCCGTAATCGCGTTACCATTAACACCATTTAAACAGGAAATTTGCGGCACTGAGGAATCGAATACGTCGCGTGTTACCTTATCCAGCATAGTGTGCATACACTGGGAAAGGTTATCGGCTGTTTCGTTCGCGGTATCGTCTTCTACGCAAAGGATAACTTTACGTGAAAGCAATACGACCTTGCCAAATTCCTGAATGGTTACGTTAATGTCGAATTTATGGACTTGTTCCGGTGCTGGATCAGCGTCTTGCGCCAATACAACAGGGGTACTGTCCAGGTTTTCTTGACGGCGGAAAGCCATCGTATCGGTATTCTTTTGGGGAAGCGTAAACGCTCTTCCAAAAAGATTGTGTACACAGCGCGGTTTTGAACGCTGTAATAACGCCCTATGCGCCCAACGGTCAGCCATTGAGCCATATGTTGCGGTAGTTGTTACGCTCATTTAGTCTCCTAAATGGCCTATCTAACTTTGCGTACCGACTTCCTGTAGGCGTTAAACTCTGCGTCAGTCATGGCTTCATAATCGACGACTGCGTTTAATGCTGTTGCCTTTGGGACAGATCCAGGTGAGCCGGGTGCGTCCTTTTTGGCTGGAAGAGGCGATTTCAAAGATGTCTTTTGCTTGGGTGTTAGTTTGTCCATTAGCTCCCAAGCTTCGGCATATCTGTTTGTTGCGCCCTTTATTGCTTCTGCTAGATTCGGCCTTCTTTTTAAAAATTCTGTTAGTTTTTCATCAACTTCTTGTTTTCTCTCTGGATACTCGCGTATCCATTGATCCTCTGCAAAATCTCGAAGAGTCTCTTGACGAACCGCTTTTAAATCCGCCTTTGTAGCAGCCTCATATTGAGCATCATCAGGTTCACGAGGTTTAGCTTGTTGCTCTTCTCGCATCTGACGCAGTTCTTGTTCTATCTCCTGACGCTTGCGCCGCTCTTTTTGCAAAGCGGATAGCGGAACATGCTGTTCCTTTGGCTCGGGAGCTTCATCAACTGCTTGCTCTTCCTGAATTTCAAGTTCAGGCTGTTCAATTGGTTCGTTATCGCTCTCTTCACTTACAGAAACGGTTTCTGCACTCATATTCACCCGTTATTGCGTGATACTACCTATCACGATGGCATTGCGCCCTTTGCTTTCAGGTAGGCGACCCCTGTTTGATTGAACTCTACTTTCATCTTTTGCCCCTTGACTTTTGGGGGAACCGTCCATAACCACTCACAAAGGCCACGCCGATTGTCTGTCCACCAAACAATCGAATTAGTGATGAATCCGGGCAGTGTGTTTTTCACGCTGATCTTCTGGCGAGAGTTAACCCCATCTGATTGCTCATGAAAAATTATGAAATATGGTTCTTTCCTATGTTGGTTTTGTAAAACGATGGTATCGATCGCCTTGCCCAGATATTTTTTGAGCAATTCCTTTTCATCCTGAAATTCAGGGGAGAGAAGCAATTCATTCTCAAACTGGTCAAGCGGTTGAATACTCATGTTAAAAACCTGTTTGCCCTCTGAGAGACTCTTTCGAACTGAAAGCTGCTTTCAGGAGCTTGTTGGATTTTCGTTGATCTGGATTTAAACCAGGCCCACACTCTGAGGATGTTCTGCGAGCTGAGGACATCGTGCCGTCTTTGTACGAACACATTCCCTTACCCGTATTCATCCCAGTTCCTCTGGCCATTGACTCTTTGTCTGCCATATTTTCTCCTTAAATTTTTGGTTGAGCGGTTTGAGCAGATCCACCCGAACTGTTAGCCTGTACTTTGGCCGCTTTCGCTTCTGTCTGTTGCGATTGCGCTTGTTGCTGTGCTTGCTCTTGCGCGGCCATTTGATTAATTAAATTGAGAACGGAAACAATCCTGTCGTCGCCCATCTTGGCTATCTCAACGATGGTCTTAGCGCGATCAAGTTGAGCCTGGGCAATATTTTGCTCGGCCTCTGACCTGTGCCATTCGGCTGTAGATATATCTGTTTGGATTCTGGCGCGTCGCTCGTCGGACATGGCGAGGTTTGCTTCTGCCTGTGAATTTGCTAACTTGAGAGCTAACTGTTCTTGTTCATCAACTTTTTGCTGTTGCTTTTGCAACTGCTCTTCTTGTTTCGATATAGCATCTTGCAAATCTGATAGCCCAGCCATTTGCAGTGCTCTAACAATTTCTGTTTGAGGTACATCGACAATCTGCTCCCGTTTAAGGTTAAGAAGTTCATAGTAATAAGCGTCTTTCTGAGACTGCGAACGAACGCCCTCTTTGATAACAGCGTCATATTGCTCAAATTCCTGATCGTAAAATTGCTGGGTAGGCTTTTCGCCCAGAATCCGCTCGACTTTGCCAGGCGGATAATGGTTTTGGATTGCTTTGAGAACGAGACCGCCTAAAATGCGCTGGCTTTGCTCTACGTTATCGAATATCTTGCGATTCGTTCTTAAACCTTGAGCGATTCGAACCTGTGCTAAACGGCCCGATACCTGGGTGTTTCCCTTGTCATCGATGCCTAGAATGGATTCATTAATGTTAGCGAGATTGAGAACCAACTTATCCAGCACTTCTTGGTATTGAACCAAGGCGGGATTAGCAGCGCCTCCATGTAATTCCTGAACTGAATCGAGTCCTTGTGGTGCATTTTCAGGATCAACTCCGATTAGTTTGTTCTGGCCTGACTGTTGGAGGTCTTGAGGGTCTGGGACGGAGCCTATGAGGTATTTGAAGCCAGTTGAGATAGTCGAGTCCATCATATCGACTATTTTCATGTGACGCTTATTGAACTGACGCTGTGCTGACCATAGAGTTGTCGCTATACCCTGCACGCGTTGCGACGGCATCCAAATACTTGGTTCCATATAACAGATGAGCGGCACGAATGGGTATGTGTGTATGATTCCCGTCTTGTCATCGCCGCAATACACCTGTTGGCCATTAAGCATAATGTGAAGCTCAACATAGTCGCGGTTGACTTCGCGGATGCTGACCTCTGGTATTTCGTCGCTTCCTGTCTCCTCAGCGTCCTTTTTTAGCGTGTGTAATCGAGCCAGGCCGCGCTTGAGTTTTACAACGTCCTCATGCTCAAGGTCTGTGATATCTCGGAAATATGAAGCCGTCTCATCTACGAGAAATTTTCTCTTTCGCGTGAGTCGCTTGTAGTACTGATCATATGCCAGCAGATTGCGATTGCGGCTTAGAGTAGTGAAGTTTGGGTGGTAAGAGCGAAACTTCTCATCTCTAAAACTGTTTTGGATATGATCGATTTCCTGCGGATCAACGAATGGCAATAGTTGCTTTGCCAGATTACGGTCGAGCAAATCCCTAGTGATTGCAAAAGCGCAGTCTCTTAAATCAATTCTTTCAAATGTTGGATCAAGATAGAATGAGTTGAATGTGCGATTATAAAATGTAATATCGCCATTGATAAAGTCCTTTGAATAGTCCATCTGTAGGCCACAGAGAGACATACCGGACTTGAAAGACTCATCGGCGGCATCAAGGAAAGTTCCGTAGCCCTCTCCCTTGTCCCAAACGTAATAGGATAGCTTTGTGAACTGATCGGCTGTTTTCTGGTCAGATCCCTCGACCGGAGCAATGACAATAGAGTTTAAATTATCTCGTAAATATCCAGAAAAAAATTGTAATGGACGGCGAATGATATTTAACTCTAAGCCTTCGCGTCCCTCTTTTACTAGTTCCTTGCGTTCATTATCCGACCAAGTATAACCAGAAGCAGCCAGAGTAACAATATGAGCATTTGCGACAAAAGGAGACCAATAATCATGACAGTAACGGTAATTTTCTTGAAACTCTGACCAAATTTCAGTTTCACTATAAGCCATTATACCAACTATATATAGTTAAAGTACTCACCGTACCTTACAACTATCATATGTTGGTTAAGTGTGCAATAATTATTTAAATCTTGAATGCTCTGTTTTCAACTACCGCTCTGTGTTTTTCTAATGATCCTGCTTTCATTAGAACAGTTTCTATATGATTTACAGCAGCGCACATGTATTGGAAAGCATCGGCGTAGTTGGAACTGGAATCGTGAAATGGCTCGTCCAGATATTTACCGTATTGTTCCGACCATTTTTTGCGATATTTGCCTAGCTGTACGACCAAAGGTTTAACTCGACCTAGGTTAAAGACGCATCTTGAGAATTTGTTCTTAGCATTTGAAATCTGGATGGACTTATCAGTGCGCTTGAGAATAACAACTCGCGTCCCCGTTTGAGCGAAGAATTTGTTGAAATCGCGCGCATAAGTGTTCTCGACGACCAAACCATCTCGATGCGCCGCGTCATGGGGGAGGAATATTGTGTGGTATATATATTTCTTTTCTTGCTGTAAATGTCTTGCATAATGTTCAACCCCTTGGTTTTTATTTTCATAATAATCAATTATGCGTATTTCACCATGAACTACCTGAAAAAATATAATTACCGTCAAATCGTTAACTCCGATGTCCATCGCAACATAAACAGGCTCTACATTGTCCATAGGATTGATTTGCAGCATGCGATTGGACTGATATGCCTCTTCGATGCAAGACTGGAAATAATAGGCATCAGAAGAAGAAATAAAGGCTTCGGCCACATTTGAGGGGAATTCCTGCTTGATTTTGTCCCCTAAAACGCCCATTTGGTGATAATACCAGCGTCTTTGGCTGGGGAGAATGGTTATGCCTGCATCCTTGCCTATTTTGTCGAAATAGTCATTGCGAACGGTATCAACCTTGATATCTCCGTCCATTGAATATTCTGGTTCGCAATACCATGGAAAAAAATGAAGTTTATATTCCAGCTTCGATAGCTTTTCGTTTCCCCTGAATACGGCTGACTGAACCAGATCCGCGTAAAATCCGGCGTTTCCTTCACCTGTCGATTCAATTATTATCCGTCCTGTCATTGGAACGGTTTGCAGTGTGCCAGTTACGACCTCTTCTGCCTTCATTGGATCTCTGGCGCATGTTTTGCCAAACTCCGACACAAGCACGAGCTGATAGGCCCCCCCGCGCAATGTGGTATCTACACGAAGAAACGATCCATTGGAAAATGTGATCTCTCTGGCAGATCTTTGAACGATTCCAGCGAAATTAGCAGCCGTTGACGTTAATGAGTCGATTGCGTGGCCGATGATCCGCTTGAATATATGCTGGGCATGTTCCAGGCTATATGAAACGATTCCTGCGCTGAGATGCTCGTTGAATAGAGCTTCATCCAAAATATATAGAACCGCAAATGTACTCATTCCTAGCTGGCGAGCTTTGAGAATCAGATTGCGCGAATGAAGATTCTCTAAAACATTTGCTTGTACCTTATTAAGCACAAACGGCACTGAATCGCCATTCTTATTGATAATGCGATAGAGATGGTTCATGCGCCATTTTTTAGAGGCGATGAGATCAATCGTCATTGAGTATCTTGTTTTCAGCTTGAGACAGCAAACGGATTAACTCTCCGCTCTGGACCATCTTGACAACATCTGATAGAGATAGGCTAGATTCCCCGGCAGCAGCTTGAGACAACCTAGCTTTGCGCTCAGTCTCCTTTTTATACTCTTCGGAATAAATTGGAAGAATCTTTTCCCCAAAGCTGGAATTTCGATCTCCGATATAACAGTGCTTCCCTATCTTTGCAGCTAATAACGATTTTGCAATACTTAATGCTTCTTTAATTTCAGGATGATGATCAGCTAAATTATATAACCAAGATTCGCCCTTTTTGTAGTTTTCATAAGTGAACGAAGAAATAAAGACACCATCCTCCTCATACGCCCACTTGGTTAATCGATCTACAATCTCCTGAATTTCTTCCTTTGAATGCTGTGGTCGCCATTTACGTTTTTCAACGTATTTATTTCCTTTAGCTGCTGCCATTTATGAATCCCAGTCAAGTTTGATATTTAGGCTTATTTCCGGCTCGTCTTTTAGAATTATTTGAGACTTAACTTCTTCTACGATCTTTTTAAGTATTGGATCGTTTAGTGACACTGTAAATTCATCATATACTAATATTGGTTCGGTAGTTGTTTTTCTACCCTCTCCGTCTTTAATCTTTACTCGTATTTCCGCTACCATCAATCCTCTTTTTCTAGTTTTGATTTGCGTAGAGACTTTTTGAGTTTTTTGTCGTCTCTAATTCCCTTCTTTGCTTCTTTCATATCATGGGATAAATGCTTCATCGTTTTTTTGATAACTGCTGGTTTTTTCATAGATAAATGACCTCATTCCTATATTTTTATCAAAACAAAACTTGTGATTTAAATAAAGACTAAATATACACAGAAAATAGTTGAGGCATTGCAAATGACTACTATTTTTGTAAACACTAAGCGTATAGACGGTAAATCTATTCACTATCCAATGTGTGAAATATCTTCATTGCTAAGTCAACTGGGGAAAGAAGATGAATGTGTTGTTTTTAGATTTACGTCTCAAGATCTTAGAATAATCAGCGCATTAGGTTTTAAAATAGAATACGTTTCCGACGGAAATACAGAAGAGTATGACTTCGACAGAACAGAATATTTGATGCCAAAAAAGACAGAAAACAAACCGTATCAAAAAAAAGAATTTAAATTCCGTGGCGGTTTTTAGATTTAAATCACTATACGAGGCTACAAATGACACCTAAAACTTGCGAGTTATTTAAAAAACTTTTACCTCCGCTCAACAAGACTGAGCGCAACGATTTAATGGTCTCTATTTTAGAGAACGGCCAGATTCATCCGATCGTCACATGCGAGGTCGGTGACATGGATGGCGTATATATCCTCGACGGACATAATCGGTTTGAGATCCTCACAGAGCTGAATATTGAACCTAAGTACGAGCCAGATCCGCGCACATTCAAATGCAAAGAAGAGGCGATGATCTGGATTATCGAAAACCAGATACTTAAGAGAAACGTCAAAAGTTATGTTCGAGCGTGTCTGAGTTTAAGAAAAAAAGATTTGATATCTGCTATAGCTAAAAAAAACATGGGATTAAGCCCAGGCCGTCCGCCAAAAGAAGAGCCTGACTTTCTGAAAAAACCATTAGTTGGGAGCGGTAAGTATTTGCCCGATCCAAGAAAAGAAAAAGGTTTGTCGAATTCGACAAAGGTTAGTACTCGAAAACAGTTGGCTAAAGAAGCAGGTGTTGGTGAAGAAACGCTTTACAGAATCGAAAAGATTGAGGCCGAAGGCTCCGAAGATCTCAAAGAGCGTTGCCGTGAGGGTAAGATCAAGGTTAATGCCGCGTATAAAGAATTACGAGGATTGAATAGCGATGAGCCGCCAGTAAGCGAGATAGACAAGCTTATTGAAAAAACCTATGACTTATCACAGAAGATATTTGCCCAAAGGGACGTATTGGATCTCGATCAGCGCGAGCATGTTTTTGAGTCTGTAGAGCTGCTGAATCAGTGTGTACATGAACCCGAAGAATGCATACCGAACATCCGAACATTTGGAGAGACCTATGAGCAAGATTACTTATGAGCAACAAGTTCATCATAAAGGCAACTCTGAATTATGCGGCAAGTTATACCTCGCCAATTGCTACGCATGCGGACGGGAGAACTGGGCGTTGATGGTGGCCAGCGGCAAATGCGCATGGTGCGGGTGGTGTCAGGATGGTGTCGAAACGGTGTCGGAGTGATGCTTAACGGATTGTCGCTATTTAGCGGAATTGGAGGGTTAGATGTGGCTTTATTTGGATACGTGCGACCAATCGCTTACTGCGAAATCGATGCCTTTTGTCAAGGAATTCTCCTCAGTCGGATGTACACTAACGATATATCAAGGTCTCCCATTTTCGACGATGTTAACAAACTTAGAGGAGGGAAGCTACCTGACATCGACATCATCTATGGTGGCTTCCCATGCCAGGACATCAGCGTTGCGGGACATGGAAAAGGCTTGGCAGGAGAGCGAAGCGGCCTTTATTGGCAGATCCATCGCTTGGCCAAAGAAATCCTCCCCAAATTCATATTCCTTGAAAACGTACCCGCAATCTGTACCAAAGGAGGCTGGGAAGTCGTATCATCGCTTGCCGAAGTGGGGTACGATAGTCGATGGTGTGTTATATCCGCTGCATCCGTTGGAGCGCTTCACCGTCGCGAAAGGTGGTTCTTACTGGCCCACGCCAACCAGCCATCAAGTGGACGAGAGTTTCGAGAATTACCAACAACGAATGCAACAATCGGGCAACCCGAAGAATATAGGAAAGAAAACGCCTCAGAATATTCAAATGGCCGTTCGGATGTGGCCGACACCCGATGCCCATGCGAGAGGATGTCGGAAGAAGATCGAAGGGACTTCCATGACGATCCAGAATGGACATCATTTCACGATCCAAGATGCTGTAGGTTCTGGGAAGTTGAACCCAACGTGGGTCGAGTGGCTGATGGGGTACAATTCAGGGTGGACAGAATTAAGTGCTTGGGCAATGCTGTGGTTCCAATCCAGGCGAAAACGGCGTTCGAAACGTTGATGGGGTTAAAGTAAATATTTGAAACACATGATAACTGTAATTATCATAAGCGAAAAAGACTTGTCAAAAGCTGTCGCTCCACACATATATTGCTACCTACATATGCATGATATATATTGATGAAAAGAGGTTAACAATGGAAAAGACTAAAGGATTCATTAAGGAACATTTTGAAATCATCGTCATAGCTGTCATGATGATAGGCGCGTTCATGGTTAATCGATCAGATCTAAATGCGATTAATCAAGAGATAAAGGATTTTCACGGCAGACTTTGCACGCTGGAAGAGCGTTATCTTCAAATTTTACAAAAAAACGGCGATAAATGACTGAATGCTTGCAGTGTTGTTCTTCAAATTGCAAATGCAGCTGTCATGGCGATTCAGGCAAAAGGTCTTCTTGGCCTCTTGTTTGCGAGAAGTGCGGTGAAAAAGAGAGGTTAGAGTTGACATGTCCAAAATGCGATAAAATTCTGACCGAATGGATTAAATGTAGCGAACAATTGCCGCCTGAAGAAAATGTTAATCTTCTTTTTTGTCTCAAAGAGAATCCTAGATTTTCTTGTGAGCGTGTTTTTTCAGGTTGGTGGGCACAAGAAGGACAATGGAAGAATGTCTACGCTATTAATGGTAGCAGTACAACAGTCAATTTTATGGATATAATTGCATGGATGCCATTGCCGGACCCACCAAAATGACACCACTTTAGCACCATTATGACGCACTAATATTCAATTGCGTTAAATTATTTACTAGACCATCCTCTTCCGCCAACAAATTGGAGGATATATGTCACATGCACCAGTAGGCAGTCGCACATCATCTTACAGCAGGAGCTATAGCTCGGGTTATCGAGGATCTCCAATTTCTGGCGAGCACGCTCCTGTCGGTAATCGCTCATCTGGATCTTATATAGGCCACGTTTGCGATTTAACAGGTGACCACAGCGGCATCTCAGAACGAGCCACTTATTGCCCATCAACAGGCGTAGCAACCGTCTATCAAACTTATGCGATACAGCATGCGCCTGTCGGAACTGGCGAAGTATCCTCGCTAAACGGTCGGGTATGTTCCAGACCTGGCGGCGACGTTTCTAGTCAGTTCATTTCTGCTCCTGCATCTTTTGAACATGCCGACCAGACAAGAGAAGAAGGCGGTGCGCAAAAATTTGAAGGAGCTAAGCAGATATACGAATCTGTAGTAGATGCCGTAACCAACCCCGAACCAGCGGGATCTGGAGGAATATTTGCTGGCCTGGCAAGTTATTTCAGCGGCTCGCAAAAACAATATGATGCAAATGCAGAAATGATGCAGGCCGCTCGCGATCAAGTCTCAACTAATAGAGGCGGGAGTCCTGATGCCATGAATATGGAATCTCACGGTGGCGGATGTGTGATTGCTTAGCGATATGCAGCTTTGAAATTACATTTTTGAAGTTTTTATTTTATTCTCCATTGATTAGGGTGATGTTTGCGGCCAATTTGATCGAATGGGGCTTTTTTAACGCGCTTTCATGGCCATTTTCGTGGAGGCGCGTTTGGGGTATGTGGTTTATGGTGTTCGGCTTTAAACTTATACTGGATTATCTAATGAAATAGGAATGGTGTGACAATGGAATCGCAAAAAGACTGGCTCAAAAGGCATGCAGATACGGTAGTAATTATGGCGGGAATCCTTGGATCGTTTCTGTGGATGACGGGCAAAATTAACGACATCGATCGCAAATTAATC